TTTTTTTTTTTTTTTTTTTTTTTTTTAAGATTCCAAATTTAATTTAATTGAAGTTAGAAAATTTAATTGAATTTATTGTAATTTAATTGAATTATTTGACCAACTCCCTGAGGAGTGCTCGACCATTTCTTACTATGGACTGTCCATATTACCTGTTAAAACTTCATATGAACTGTTTAGATCTGAGTTCGATTCATTCAGAAGGAATTGAATCTACGTCTCATGATCGACAAATGCCTACATCTCAAGTGAGTTCGGCGACCTGAAGGGTCAGAAATCCTACATCTCAGTGAGTTCGGATAATACAAATGCTTACATCTCAAAATGAGTTCAGCAGTCTTTAAGAGACTATACCTACATCTCCGTAGAGTTCGGTTTGCCTAGAAGAGGCTCTTTATAATTATTATATGTATGGTGTCAATCCTTAAGCGGAAAGGTCGGCAGTACATCGACAATACACCAAACATTATTTAGTTTAAAATATAAGTGTCATCTCTTAGACGAGAAGGCCGGCAATACATCGACAATACACTTTGATTAAATACAAATACAAACATTTAAAGTTACATAGCTTTGATATTAAATATTTTGTTATAATCCAGGTTGGCACCCTTTTCAGCATAATAAAAATCAAGAAAGTTTTCCTTTCTAGTTAAATTGATGATAGTACCAAGTAGATACTCAAGATTATATTCTATTCCAAATCTTTCTTTTATGGCTAATCCCAGTATGTAGAGCACCTGCTGTCTTCTTAGACACTTCATGTTGTCTTTAGCGGAAATACGATACTCGTTAACATGGTCGAAATTCGCCATATTATGTCTTCCTAATTTTACTAAAAATTTTATCGGATCAGGTATGAAATGAAACCTGCCTTCAAAATGGACCAAAAATCGACTGCAAAAATAACCGTATTTAAATGTGTAAAACTTTACTTCGAGATTAAATTTCAATGCAAAATGTTGCGTATTCTTATACTGGTCTAGTCCGTTACCAATAATATACGAATCATCACCGCTAAACGCAGCAAAGTCAATATAACGATAATCTATTAAATCAGCAGTGACAGCCATTAAGAATAAAGTATTTCCTATAAATGTAGATGCGTCACCACTCTTCCGCTGGTATGAAACTAATGCCTTTATTTTTGTGTCTTTATCATAAACTACTGATAATATATGTGCATTATACCAAAGATTTACATAATATTCTTCGACTCCAAAAAATCGCATTAACTTACATTCAAATTCTAATGCAACATTACCTTGTGATTTATCGTACTTAGAAATATCGATCTCGAGAGCTTCTTTACCTTTCATACTGCTGACAATATTGTTCATTTTGAATTCAAATTGTTCATTGTTCATATCAGCAAATAGGACAAGGTTATGTCTCAGGGACCGGATTACTCTTGACTTAATGTTATTGAAAATGTTGCAAAATATAGCGTTTATATCTTTATCATGATAAACTATTGTCTGCAAAGCGGCATATGATTCAACTGCATCAATAGTTAGTGCAGGTTTGGCCTGTTTTTTGATAGAGAAATTATAATGATTCAAGGCTCGTCTATGCAAAGAAACATCACCAACGATCGTCTTCTCTATACCAGTATTTTGTCTACTAATCCAATCATTGAAATAATATTTCGTAAATTTTAAGGGACTGCGATTAATTTTATTTTTGTCTAAACATCTGTCTACGAATTTTTCTAGCATCTCATCACTCGTTCTATTGACATCCACCGTTCCGGAAATCAAAGGGACATTCTTATTTCGTTTTTCCATGGCAATTAAATTTTCACGATAACTAACTACACGCTCCCAACCAACAACAGTTTTAATTTCTGGAGTTAATGTATCAAATCTTTTTCTCTGACCGACCGGCATTCTTGAGAACCTTACACCGTCAATCGACATCTCAAGATCATAATTACATACCATCCAAGCATCGAGTTGTTGGTCCTGATATCGTGTTCCGGCGAATAGTCTATCCATAATATAGTTGATTTCAGCCTTAGAAGCTGTATTAGAACTCTCCGCATAATTTATGGTGGGTTCTTCAATATGGATGACTTTTTGCCGAAAAACGTACTCGGGATCACTATTCATAGCATTCATAATCATAATATTATCCATGTATTCGCTCATGTCCTTTTCAAAATTTTCTGATACGGAAAAGATTCTGTCATCACCGAATTGAGTTACTGTATTCCCGACGTAAATTTTCTTACATCCTTTAAAATTCTCAGCGATGATTCCTTTCACTTTAAGCTTAAGCAATTCGCCTGGTTTCATATAAACAGTGTACGTCTTAAAATCTTTCGTGATTTTTACTTTGTCACTTTTTGTACTATCATAACGAATGATCACTCTGTTGTCCAATATATCTTCAATATTTCCTTTAATCGACTGATTCGCCTTGCTGACTTCGTCAAATGAATTCATCACTAGAGGCTCATCTTCGTAGTATCCGACAGTATTGTCGGTACATTTTTCTAATTCTGATTTCGTAGCGACATCAAAAGTTGTTATACCGTCAACTTTGATTAGTTTACTCAATGCATCAGTCGTAACGCGCGTATAATATACCAATTGCTTAGTATGACGCGATATGGCTACGAGTGCATAGTTTGGACGCAAAAACAACTCAGACTGTTTGTTACTGTCGAATCTCACTACGTATATAATTTTTGCCTCTTTTCCTTGAAATTCGTGTACTGTTTCACAGTTTTCAGTCAACCTAGCGTTTCTCAATTTTTTATTTACTTCGAGTTTATCGGATTGAGTAAATGTCAAATATTTGACTCCTTCCTTAATGGGTACATTATTGTTGGTTAATTTGACATATTTACAAGTGTTTCCAAAGTTATTTTTTGCTATAAGCCCCATATTTACACCAACTTTACTGTTTATACGTTCATACTGATCCTTGAGGCGATACGCTACATCTGCAGGACATCTCCATGTGTTATACAAAGTCTTACTGATCGGTACTATTTTGCTCAACTGGTCATACTTTACAGTAAAACCAGGAGTTCTATTGACAAACGGAATTTGCAAAACATCACCTAAGCACTGCACCTTCTTACTTCCCGAAAGAATTATTGCATACATAATCGATCCAGGGTGTGACATAAGTGCTTCATCAATAAACAACATATCGGACTTCTTGTTTTTATTAGTGTTAATCAAGAAACTTACAAGTGTTCTCATTCTACATTGTTCATTTTTATCGAATTGATGATCGTATTTAGTTTCCATCCGTTTGACAAAGTCTTCTCGACCAGATTTTGTACTCAATAAGATATTATCTGCATCATTTGCGTGCGCCGGTTTCGCGTTTTGTACAATATAGTATGTTTTTCCGCAACCGGGACCTGCTTGTACTATTCCAATTTCTTCAACATTCCTAATTAATTCTGTTTGAATACCGCTGACAACTTCCAGTATTTCATCTTCCAAAGCCTTCTCACAGTAGGCAGACACAATATACTCGCCATCTTCAAGTTCATCGGTTATTTTTACAAACGCGTCTTTCTTTACATCATAATATTTATTATAAGTCAAGAGATCTTTAGGAGCATGCTTAACTCTGGTTTTACCGTCTTCAATCACAACCAATCCATAATCACCAACTTCGTTTTCGAAGTACTTCTTTACAAGCGGTGAGTTGAGTTTACTTGCCATTCTCTTGTGATTCGATTTTTCAGACGCGTATGTAAATTTCAATAATTCTTTGTATTCTTCCATACTTGCGATAGCTTTCTCTACATCGAAAGCGTCAACCTGCAGTGTCGGCTTCTCTGATACAACGCTGTTGGCGTCGTCAACTACTACCGTTTCGGGTTTTTCGATTGCTTCACGTTTCCATTCCTGCATATTTGTCGTTCTGATCCGGTTGTTGCTATTGTATTTCGGTTCTACACGTTTGTTCACATTTATACCTACGCTCTTTTTCAACAGTTTAACAGTACCTTTTCGCAATGATCGTGTCAGAGACTTACCATCCTTCCTGTTTCCCACAAATCGTGTGAACTCCGTCTTTCGCATCGGTACTATTTCTTCAATAACTTCTTCATCCGAAGAAGATTCATAGTCCCAATCCAGCGTTGAATCATTCGTGGTCAAGCTATACATGTCGTTCGTCGTCAATGAAGGGTTAGAGCAGGCTGATGCAAATTCACTGTCAGAAGAATCTATTTCTAGACTATCTACACTGAAATCATCCGACTCTGTTTCATTTTCACAATCGTCCTCATGATTAGCGACTTGAATTTCACGAGTCAACACCTCATTAGCGATTTCGAGAGTATCGATCAATCTCCGGGATGGATTGAAGAAGTACCTGACACTCTTTCTAGCTTTTTCAAAGACACCGACTTCTTCATAATCGTTTACAATACCATACAAGTTGGTATAATAACGAATTCGGGCATCACTGATTTCATTGCGAATCGGATTCTTCGTGTCAACCGTGTTAATACAACGTTGCAAAACGTTGAGACTGCGCCTAACAAAATTTTCGAATTCTTTTTGCAACCAAACGTATTTGCTTCTGTTATCGAGATTCGTTTCTCCTTTGCATAATTTCGTGACTCGTTCTTTGTTATGATTAAAATGCAAACATACGATGTGCTTTTCGGTACTCCAAGGTCTAGATGTTTCCAGTTTCACGTACTTCACTTCTCTAAAACTTTCGTGTAAAAAGTTTTGCGCAATAATAGCTTCATCTTCCGTCAAACTGAACACTTTGAAGTAAGCACTTCCTCCTTCTTTTAACAACGCAGCAACCATCTTTACTTCATTCAAAAACATTTTTGCATTAAGTTTCGTGTCTATTTCTTTATTGTCGTCACACGTAGCAATGTCACATCCACAGAAATCCAATCTGTCATTATTCAATTCAAGAATCTCTTCGACAGCACTAGCAACGTTTTTTATATCGAGAATATCACCATTTCCTTTATCGCCATAAATTTGCGTAAATGCTCCGTATTCTTTGATATCAAAACCACTCTTCGACCCATCAACGAGCGTCATTCCGTATACACGAGCGCCTAATCTTTCGATAAGAAATTCTGCTTCAGCACCGGGTCCTCCCAATGTTAATGCAGTGTTGATTTCGTACTTACCGAAATATCGATTAAACATTTCAGCAGTCTTCAGACCGGCACGGTTGTTGTAACCGCATTTACCGATCCTATCGATATAATAAGCATTCGCTTTCGCTCTTTTCAATTTGTCGAGGTTTTTGTTAGTACTGTGGAAGATTTCTAACTGTTTCTTCAATGATGTTTCATCATACTCGATTGATTCCTTTCCTAAGTGCAACTCCAGTACATTTTCAGTTGATTGTCTAACCTTCAACGCCGTACAATGGTTTCGATTAAATTTAAAATGATAAACATCTTTGACGTTCTCATAATTATACTGTAAGTGACCGTTGGGCGTATGAATGCATATACCAATATCGTACTCTAGAGCAACTAACATTGCGATTTCGATGTTAGCAAACGCTTCTTTCGTTCCGATTTTTGCAACAAGCCTTTCCATCATATCTACCTTCGAATCGAATTTGTTGATATAAATACTTTTTAACAATCTTGTCCTAATGGCATTGGTTTCCTCTGTCGTTATCTCAATATCCCTCATTGCTTGATAAAAACAGTCACCCTCATTAGTATTCTTAATTTCGTTCAACGTTTCGAAACACACTTCTCTCTTGCACATTGACATGTTGTAGACAACGTTACTACGTTCTTCACTGATACTCATGAGCAAATTGCTCCTTAGATCCTTTTTCTTAAGTAATTCGTCTTCAATGTACGTCTCATCGTAAACATCACCTACTAATTCAACATCATGAATAAGCATGTCCATTTCTTCTTCCAGAGTCATTACGTTACATAATTTGTCATTGACACAAAAATCATAGTTTCTTACGACTGATTCATTCGCGCGCATATTTTCAAGCAGTCCTTTCATCTTCAAAGTACTCGGACATTCAATGTGCTTCGCATCGAATACGTCAAAATCAGTGCGGTGATTTTTTATGATCCTTTGGACGACTCTGGAAAAGAATCGTTTGTGGATATATTTACGAGATAATTTTCTGACTCTTTCTTCATCATCCCTCAAGACTTGTATTACTTTCGAACACTCGTAGTTTGTAATGAAAGTGATAAACCACACGCAATTAGCCAAATGTTTCAACGTATCTGGATCGACTTTAACCGTGATACCTACACTCTGTCCATTAATTACTTCTCGTGTATTCATTGCATTTGCGGCAATCAAGATGTTCAATACGGTTAATTTGTCTCCCAACGTATTGGCATATGCGAGTAGATCAGCCCACAACTTCCGAGGTACAACAAGTCTTATAGGTACCATATGATTCTTGATGAAGTCGAACAAACTACTACCGTTGTGAAGCGTTTCCCATCTGTACCAATAAACGACAACCGTTTCTTCAATACCTGATTCCTTCAAAACCCTACTCATGTTGTTAGCGGGTATATTACCAAATTCATGCTTATAAACTTCGAATTCGATATGGTTTGCCAATCCTTTCCTAAAACTAAACAAATAAACTTGTGTCTTATCACCTACTTTTAATTCATATCTAAATGTTTTCATTAGAGTATAAATATTAACTAAGTTATGTGTGTACGCGGCTTGCATATCGTCATCAAAGTAGTACCTAACCATCATTTCTCCACTATTGTCTTTAAACTTAACAAAATTTAATCCGTGACCCAATTCTCCAGCTTCGTCTTTCAAGATCTTAACATTAAACAAGAATACTCCTTTCGCTTCAACAGCATTGGCTTTATACATGCTACGACATATGTTTTCAACACTAATGTCATAACTACTATGTAAAAATTTTAAATATGGCGCCTTAATATTGCAGTTCTGAGACTTGCGGTGACATATATATGTTTTTACTTGCTTAATATGCTCGTTCAGCAGAAATCTAGATCTCTCCGTACCCGGCACGAAAGTTCTCAATCTCTTCAGATAACGAGCATGTCTAAGTGCGTCATTGTCGTCTAGGATAGGCATACACGTATGTTCATCGTGTTCACCATTCAAGTGAGTTATCGGATTTCCTCCTACGTCTTTAATCAGAACATCGTAACGCTTATCCTGTCGTCTAAATTTGTGAACAAAAGATCGGTCAATCCTTTTTTCACTAAGTCGTCGATAGCACCTGTAAAAGGGATGGTCTCCTCTTTCTGTCGCACGATCAAAGTTCAATTCAAATTCACTGAATTCTTCCGCAAGAATCATCTCTTGTTCCGTAGAAACTTTGTCCGTTAGTTTGATTACAGGTCTATTTTTACTTAGAAGCGCGTGGGTCTTCTTCGCTGCTTCTGATCTTACTGCCTGTGATAACAACGCTTTGATTTCATCATCGTTGTTGATCACTCTAGAAACTGTATTCTTCAAAATTTCGTTCCTTTCGGCTTGGTTTTCCGTGCAGATTTTTAGCATGTTATCATACATGCTAATCGTCGGCACATTGTCCTGGTCAGCGCTACCGCGCGATCCAGTGGAAGCGAGATCACTCATTTCCATTTTGTTGGTTTGTTTGTTTTAATTTATTG